ACACTTCCAACAAATGGCATGTCCCTATTAGTATTTATCTTATATTTGTATGTTCAACATACCAATATTAGGCTGGTAATAAGTGCCGGTTTGAAATATCTACGGGTCTAAAGTAAGTTTACGATTTCTTATAAAATGAGCACGGATTTGGAAGCAATGCTTAACAATCGTTATAAATCTGGAGTGTTTATCAATCATCCCGAGGAACCCTCGGACATTCATGTCGTGTTTCATGAGACCTTGCAATCTGTAAAACCAATCATGTCGGTGATTATGCCCATTTTTAACCAAGAAGAGATCATAGAGCGTAACTTGCGTTCTATTTTGGAGATGACAACGGACACTCCCTATGAATTTATTCTTGTGATCGACCGTTGCTCGGACGACACTGAATCTGCTGTCTTGCGGTGGGCTACGACGGTGCATTCTTCGGAGCATCCGCTCGTAACGCGTATCTTGATTGTGCGAAGCAATCTGCCTCTCTTTGAGACGACTGCAGACAATGTGGGGTTTTTGTGTGCGCAGGGCCAGTATTGCTTAGAAATTCAAGCTGATATGGAAATGGTTCAAAAGGGATTTAATATGAAACTGTTGGAACCGTTTATGAAAATTCCCAATGTGATTGCGGTGTCGGGGCGTTGCTGTCATAGTTTTGATATCACACAAGGAATTGGTAAATTGGGCGACTTGGTGGAAAAGCCGTTGTCGGAATTGCCATTTGTGGATCCTGGTGCGTTTTATATCGATCAGACATGCAATCGTGGTCCGTTGCTGCTTCATACAGGAAAATTACAGGAATTGGGGTATTTAGACGAACGCAACTTTTTTCAAGATTATTGCGACCACGATTTGTTTTGCCGAGCCTTGCTTCAAAAGGGATGGATATGCGGATATAGGCCTATAGAGTTTGATGCACCGCTTAAAGATGGTTCCAATCGCAAGCCCAAAGATCCCCTCAATCAAGAGTACTATCAATTGAAAAAAGAGAAGACGCAAGGAGGACGAAACGGATTTTTTTGGAAGGTGTCCCCCTCTCATCCTCCTGGACCTATTACAATGGCGAAGTTGTAGGGGGGATATAAGTTTAGCGGTCTAAAGTATTTTCACGCCATGAAATATTAGATGTCTTTCTTTCCTCTTAAAAAATATACATACGATTGTGACAAATATCCCTTTCGTTCTGTGGTCCAATCCATCTTTCAATTCCAACAGTCCTTGGAGGCGATTCACACATTAAACACAGTGCATACACAAGTGACATTTGACAATGATACTAAGACTATGTTTCAAGAGACATTCTACAAATCGCCCAAATACAATGAGTTTCGTGAAATGTATTACAAGTTTGTGGAATCCGAGATATTCAAACTCTTTCCCGAAGAGTCTGCACTTGTTGTGCAAACGGACCCTTGTTTTCGGGTGTGTGTGCCAGACAATACGGCTTTGGGGCATAAACCAGAGGATGTGGGAGACGTTATTGGCCTTCATTGCGATGCAGATTACAATCATCCACCCGAAGAACACAACTACATTCTTGCGCTTACGGAAATGTGGGAGTCCAACTCCGTCTATATAGAATCGGAACCTGGAACATCTGCGTATTCGCCGCTGCATCTTCATTGGAACGAATACGCAACATTTTACGGAAACAAGTGTCGTCATCACAATAAGAAAAATGTCACTCGTCAAAGTCGTGTCTCCATTGATTTTCGTGTAATTCCTCATAGTAAGTACAATCCGGATTATGAAAAGGAAAGTGTTCACGGCAAACGCAAATTTGTTGCAGGAGATTACTTTTTTATAATGCGCAGGCCTTCTGCATAACAATTCTAAAGATTATGAACTATCATGGGGTCTAAATGCAACAAACTATATACAAATATATCATGGCATTCAACGGTCAGTCCCTGCAAGATCAATTTGTGCTTTCCGTGCTGAAGAATAAGCGAAATGGCACTTTTTTAGAGATTGGAAGCAATGACCCGATTCATATTAACAATAGCTACGTGCTGGAAAATACGCATGGATGGCGAGGCATTCTGGTGGAATATGACCCCAAGTGGGAAGATGCTTACAAACAAAAGCGCACCTCTCCCTACATCATCCAGGATGCTACAAAGATTGATTACGTCGCTGCCTTTGACAAATACAGTATGCCGGCGCAGATAGACTATCTTCAAATTGACTTGGAAGTGGACCATGGAACAACGATCAAGACGTTGGAGATTTTGGATTCCACCATTATGGACAAGCACACATTTTCCGTCGTAACCTTTGAACACGACATCTATCGGGGAGACCATTTTGAAACACGTGCAAAATCCAGAGAGATTTTCGCCAGACGCGGGTATTTTCGCGTGTTTAGTGATGTCCGAAACCATACTTATCCCTATGAAGATTGGTACGTGCACCCGGCATGTGTAGATATGGACTACATTGCAAAAATCAAGACGGGTGAATCGTTGGAGTATTCGGAACTCATCAAGCGATTGTAACGCAAAACACTAGACCCATGCGAAATACTACTTCCAATAGCATTAGAGCAAGAAAGAGGGATAGAAGCGCTGAATGACTTAATAGATATAGTGCGCCTACAAAGATGGCGTAGGAGCCGATGAGACTGTGTCGTACAAGAGGGGAGGGTTCACGCACTGCCATTTCGTAAATGAGCGAATACGGGTAGATTGGAAAGGTTTGCAGAAAGATGGTCAGTCGTCGCATAATATGTACGTTCCGAAACATATTTTGCTTTCTAACACAAAGTAGAATGCTCCTTCCTCTCACCCTTTTGGTTGCCTCAATTTTCAGCGTGGTTGCTGCAAACCCGACTGTTGCAAACTGTGATACAACCTCACTCTTTCACATAGACTCCTTGTCTCTGACACCAAATGGTGCAAATTCCACACTGAAGATGATATATGATGTGCCTGCCGAAATATCGGATGGACTTGCCAAATACTCGTGTACCGTGAATGGGATCCCGGTGATTTCTGAATCTAAACCCTTGTGCCAAGAGACAAAATGTCCGATTACTGTGGGACATCACGAGGATGTGAGTGATAGTGCAAATCCTATGGTGACAGGAACCTTGGTGTGTACGATTAAGTGGCAATCGTCCACGTCGGAACCGCTACTTTGCATAAAACTTACGAGTGTCAATGCTGAATAATTTTTTTGAATCCCCTTAGCAAATGAGTCAACGATGTCCTGGATGGGGATGCCCGCCTGCGCCTAACAATGACCCGAAACGGTGGAGCCCCTATTGCAAACAGACTCCCAGTCTTTCGCAACCCTTGAGTCATTACGAATACTTGAAAAAGAAGAAGGCGAATGGATTTGCGCCCTTGTCTGCCGCAGCGGCATTAACGCAGTCAGGGACTTTGGCTACCACTGGATTGTATACACGAACCATTTGGACGGAAACCAACACGAACGGTGTCTGCTGCCCCTCCACGATTGCACACATCTTGGTGCCAGCGGTCTATCCTGGTGGTTCTGCGAAGCCGGCGGGTGTGACGACGATGGAACGCAAGGCGTTTGCGGGGAGAGGATCTACAAGCGAGTTGGATACGACGAATCACATTGAGAGTTTTACAACCTTGCGACGACAGGGCTATGCAGTTGCAGGCGACTTGACCTTCAATGCCCCGGCGGGTGGATTTCGTACTCCTTGTGCAACATGCACCTTGGCGGGAACCTCCAACACGGTTCACATCGGTCAATCGGGATGCGCATGTGCCTATCTGCAACCAAATTACTAAGCTATAGTAGCATGGCAGCGATAGATATTCCTGCTCTCACGCGAAGGATCAAAGAATTGATTCCAACCTATGTTCCTCCTGATTCATTTACACTGCCTGAAGATGATGCAAATAGGTCTATTCGGGAAGCTATTTCGTCCATTGTGTACAATTCCATCGTTGCAATGAAATCGTATTGGACAGATGCCGGCCTCCGCATTGAGAATGCGAAGGCGTTTGAACACTGCATGATTTCCTCAAAACAAACGCTATTGGGAAGTGGTGCCTATGGCAGTGTTGTAAAAATGTCTGCACGAGCCTGTTTGTCTCGTCGCATTCCAAAGGGCGTGAAGCAAGTCGCTGTAAAAATAGAAACTCTGAAATCCTTTTGGCAATTAGAACAAACTCCGACAAAGGTGCGCGAAGTGTTTGCGATTGCAAAAAAAGCAGCAGCGCTTCATATTGGTCCAGACATGTACGATGTCTTCATTGTCATGGGAGAGGACGGTGTTGTAAAAATCGTAAAGGTATTGGAAGTTGTGGAAGGCCAGTCATGGGAAAATGTTGTGTGGAAGTCACCTGCAGCAAAAGCGATTGCTGTAAAGAAACTGTCAGAATGTATTCGCAAGATGAATAATGCCGGGATTCTTCATCACGACATACATAGTGCAAATATCATGGTAACGAAGAAAGGGGAAATTATGATTATTGATTATGACCGTGCTAGCTTTGTGAAGAATGAGGAGCAGGCGGCGCTAGCACAGATTAACAGTTCTTATTCTACGTATACACCCCGAGGTATACTGTCACAAGAAGGAATCCAATTTCTATTTCAAGAACTTGTAAAAGATGGTACGATTATCTTGCCCGGGGAAAAAACCGCAATCGCATCAAATAACAACAAGAACAAGAAAACACGGAAACAGAAAAAACGGTGAAGACACTGTTTAGACCTATGAACATTTAAAATGGGCATTATGTACCCGTTTTAGACCCGTGGGCACTTGAAAACGGCACAAAGTGCCGGTTTCAAGTTGCACCACACGGTCGGAAGGCCGAGGTTTTTCAAATGGGGCACCCCTATGGGGTGCCCATTTGAAATGCCCGTCGGTCTAAATGTTCGCGGGTCTAAGAACAAAGATGCGGATTGAACCAATTCGTATCTTTGAAAGACTATATAACTTTTTTATTGAGAGCCGTTGTTGCATCCTGCTGCGGTTTGACCACCTTCGCCGGTGCAGGGACCACTGGACAAGTACATGGGGTTGTAGGGAAGTTCAAACCCCTCGCCGTACACCATCATATAAAAGGCTTTTTGGGTGAGGTGATAGAGGAGCGCAAAGAGGAGCGCATGGGTAAGAGCAATCAAGTACTTGCTGCCGTGAGCCGGGATGGTTACTAGGATGTGGGGGGTGAGGGCGAAGAACAGCGCTGCTGTAAACAGGGTCATAACGATTTGCATTGTGATTCTATCCTGGGGAGTGATTTTTGTTAGATGAGCAAGTAATTATCTGGAACGAGTGAAGCCGGTCGTGTAATAAGAATACAGGCCCCATTGGCTGACCATCCACCGGGACATCCGGCGGGGTATAAGCCTGTAAGTCCTTGGACAGATAAGCCACCTGCATCGGTGGCTGGATTGGCTCCAGGATCATTGTTCCAATTACCCCTATTTACACGGATCCACCATCCAACACCGTCGTGAATCGCAACATCTATAATATCACCTACGGCTCCAAAGTTGCTTAGACCTGAACTTACAAGAGCGCCGTTGAAATAAAATGTGCCATCCCCAAGAACTCCGATGCTCTGCGCATCATTGCCTGGATATCCACCCCAATTATACGGAGGATACCCGTCCACATGCATGCTTGCTGTTCCAAATCCGTATCCTATGCGATTGTTGGCTCCACAGTCCTGTGTTTGTTTTATAGGGAGGACAGAATGGCTGTTGTATATCCAGCGTACGTCGCGAAAGGGGTGTTTACCGTGAGGGTACTAGGAACGGGAAATCCACCGCTAGCGTCCGTCAATGTGATTGTATAGGTAGAAACGAAGGAAGCACCCGTGCCAATATTTGCAGGTGGATACCAGTAAAATTGGAGGGTTCCATTGGTGGCTTTCGGCCGAATTAATAAGGGAGGTGCTGTGATATCCGCCATAGGTTCTATTCAGCCTGTGTAAATTAGACAGTGCGTATAAACTCCCAAGACATGTCTTCGCAGATTTTTTGCCAAATTTTGTCCTGCATATACAGTTTCTCACGGCTTTTCAACAGTGGAAAGCAGGGCAGATATTCATCCAGTTCCAGCAATTCGCAGAACTTGTATAAAACAAAGGAATAGGATAAGAAGTTGCTGCGCTTCTTGGGGCAGTGTTTCACAAAGGAAAACTGGATTTCCTTGAACATGAAGCGGAGCTTTTCCTCCACTTCTCGGGAAAGCACCGGTGCCGAGACACCGTTCAATCGGTTCAGGATATGCGCCACGTGGTCGTAACAGCGATGGAGTTTGAGCTTCTTGATAATTTCCTTTAGTTTGGACGGTTTGACCTTGCTCATATCGGTAATGCGTTCCTTGCGGAGTTCGGTCTTAATGGCATCCAAGGTGGCGACTGAGATGTCGGTGGTTTCTTTCGCTTGAAACTGTGCCAACCATTCGTTCAAGTGGTTGATTTTCTTGTAGGCGTAATAGGACATTTCGCGCGGAGGATCCTTGTAGGAGGGTTTTTCGGAATCTACAAGGATACAATCACGATGACCGCATTGCGGGCAATCCAAGAAGGTGTCGTTAAAGTACATTTCGGTGTCGCAGATGGGACAGCTGCCGAAATCCTCGCTCACACTGTTGGCGATAGCAACATCGGTGGTTGTTCCTTCTGGGTCCAAGGCCTGGAGATACAGTTCCAACGCCTTGTCTCGCTTGAATCCAACGGTGTTGTCCAGATTAGAAGCCGTTTTAACCTTTGGTTCTTGATAGCTTATCTTATTAACAGGAGCCTCGGATTCTTGGGATGCAAAATATGCATAGACACTGTTGGACGGAATGCGGCTCTTCTTGCTTGGTTTGGGATCGTAGGGGGCTTCTCCTGCTGCAATGCGCTCTTGGGCGTCTGTATATGAAAAAAGAATATCGCCAACGCGCAAATAATAGTCGGACGTGGCGCTGCCGCTTTCTATGCCGGCAATTTTGGTTTCCAAGTCGCGAATGTCGGTTTCCAACTGTGTTTGTTTCATCAAGCTTTGGATGTCCTGGTTCGTGAGAATATGGGGACTGGCATAATCCTGTTCTACAACGGCTAATTGCTTTTTCATACTGTGTAAAAGTGTTTTCAACTCTGGAAGTTTATTTTTTTCATCAGCAAAGGTGGAAAGTTGCTGGGCGTGATAGGATTCTAGAGTTTTTGCAGTTTCCATAGGTTTTGCCGACTTGGAAGAAGGCAGGGGGGCTTCTTCCTGGCACAACAGTTTATCCAGCGACGACATTCTATTGTTTTGTACGGAAAGGGGTTTTAAGTGGTAGGAAATACGATAAGAAGCATGCGGGTGTGTGCGGTTGCATCTGTACAGGAAGGTCCCCGGAGTGTTTCCGTCAATTTTCGGAAAACTCCCGGAGTTGCCAAATTTTTTTTCTTTGAGCAAGATATAAACCATGGGATCAGGAGGCCTTATGCAACTCGTCGCTTATGGCGCACAAGATATCTACCTTACAGGTAACCCACAGATCACCTCGACATATTGAAGGGGGTGGAAAAGCAATCGGGGGGTGCAAAGGGAATAAGCACCCCGGCAAGTCCGTTAGTGGTTCCAGTTTGTCTGATGAGAGACAGCCACAGTTGCTAGTCGTTTTACAGCGGCAACATTATCAAATTGCGGGAACACCCTAAAGTTTCTATTACTAACCCACCTCCGAAAGGAAGGTGGGGGCTGAGAACTGAACTCAGAGATAGTAAAAATGGTGATTATGAGGTTTTGAGTTGAAAACCAAAATGGGCAATCCGCAGCCAAGTTCTAACCTGCT